CGAGTACCGGCTGGAGACCGGGCGCGATCTGACCGAGGACGGTGATGTCTATCTGCTGCCATTCTCCACTGTTGCAATACCGGTAGGTGCGGAAGTCGCGCCTCCGGCTCGGGAGGAACAGCCACCCGATGCGGAAGAGGACGAGCGGGATGAGGGGGAGAAGGCAGAGGCAAAGGCCTGGCGGCAGTTGGGCACGGAGACCCGCGTTCGCTACGCTAAACAGGTAGATGGCACGGCGGAGAGTTGGGAGAGTCGCTTCGGGGACGCTGTGCAGAAGCAGTTCGAGAAAGAAAAGCGGGAGCTGCTGAAGGCAGTCAGGGATGCACGAGTGAAATCCCTGGCCGAGAAGGCGACGGTCAACTGGGACAACGTGGCTCAAGACTGGCAGCAGATTCTGGAGGAAATGGGACTTAGCTGGAGACAGTTTGTGGAGCCGCTAATCAAGGGCATCATCACTGACCAGGAGCAGAACCTGGGTGCCGTGCTCGGGATGTCATTCGACGTGGAGAATCTGTGGGCGACGGACTCATTCACCAATTACACGATTCAGTTCTCCAGGCCGATTATGCGCACGACGAATGACTGGCTGACCAGCCTGCTCCAGACGGCGACGCATGAGGGATGGACGACGGGCCGGATGGAGAACGCACTGGGGGCGATGTTCGACAAGTGGACCAATGATGATAGCCTGACCGAAGAACAGCAGGAATGGTTCGTGGAGCGGCAGCCGTTGTACCGTAGGGAGGCCATTGCCAGGACGGAGACGATCAAGGCGGCGAACTATGGCAGCGAAGAGCTCTACAAGGCGTGGAGTGTGCCGGCTCGGGAATGGTTGGCTGTCCTGGACGATAGGGTGAGGCCGGATCACGCGGCGATGGACGGCATTGTGCAGTCGGTTGGTACGCCATTCAAGGTGGCAGGCTACGAGATGATGTATCCTGGTGACGGGAGCCTGGGCGCTCCGCCAGGCCAGATCATCCAATGCCGTTGCACGACAGCACCGGTGATTCTGATTGACGGACAGATTGCGAGGTAAAGGAGAAAAGGAGATGAAGCGCAGGGAGTTGAGCCGTAGGGGATTCCTGAAGGGGCTCGGGCTGAGTGTGGTTGCGGGCGTGTTGGGGATTCGGCCAAAGGCGGTATCCGATTCGATACGAACTTTCGAGAATATGGGCGGGGTTTGGTATGAATGGGATGGCGCCCCAACCGGAGACATCCTGGAGGTCACAGACGAACCTCTACGACCGGATGAATGCACGGTGGAGTTTGACACCCTGGAGGGCTTCGACAATGTATCCGGGCCGTGGGTGGATGCCCGACCGCCATTCTCAGAGATATCCTATCGGGACGAAGATGGCAACCTGGTCCATGTCCCGATGCTTGACTCGTCGAATGTGCGGGCATATTGGCGGACAGATCAATGCTAACCTTCACATGCCCAAATTGCGGGACGGTGACGACGATCCAGGCAGAGAATAAGCCGTACAAACCTGATATGGAGTATAAGGTTCCTGTAACAACTGCCACAGGGACAAACAGGGTGCCGTGGAAGTAGCTGGATGACCGAGCGCGGGCTGTACCTGGCAATGCGGGATGCGCTGCTCGCACTGGTCGATGCCTTCGAGCGGTACTTGGGCATAGAGCCTCGGACGGCACAGATTCGGAAGTGGTGGAAGGAGAGGAACTGAGGGCCTGTTTGTTTTAAGATTCCAGGGATAAATACCCATTACCCCTACTAATCGGAAGCTATAACAGGCGAAAATAGGGGGATTTCGACCCGGTTTTTGTCCTTCGGAAAACGGGGTTTGTACCAGAAAAGGAGAGTGATGGGAGGCGAACCGGTGATACATAATGGGGTTGCGCTAGAGCGGATGAGGCTCTTGATACTGAATCATATCTCGGCCAATCTCGCTGAGGACTTCGCGAATCCGCCAGAGGTTGACGTCAGTGGGTTGACGAGCGCTATATGCGATGACATTTGCTTAAGGGTGAAGCAGGATGTCCTCGGCCAGGGACCATACAGCTACCCGACGGCGAAATATCCAGCCGACTGGAAAGAGGCTCTGAAGCAACGATTCGCGCCCGCCTGGTTCTTGGATCGGTGGCCGGTCAAGTGGACAGCCGTTGTATTTGATGCTCGTGTGGTGTATCCGAAGATTGCATTGCCAGACAAGGAGCACTACGTCGCTGTGAATGTGCGAAAGCTCCAGGATTATGAAGGGCAAGTAATAGCATAAACTAGCAGGGCAGTACACAACCGAATACGGCAGACCTTTTTGGGAGGCCATCTTTGAGCGGGGACACGTGACCCGCTGAGAGATGGCCTTTTGTGTTTGGAGGGAACTATGGACAGAGAGACGAAAGCAGGACCAGCATTCACGGTCAAGGCGGATCAGGACCAGGGCATTGTCGAGACGATCTTCTCGGTCTTCGGCAATGTGGACAACGGCGGCGACATCGTGCATCCGGGCGCGTTTACGAAGACGTTCGCAGAGCGGGGCCTGGAGGTGCGCGTACTCGACCAGCACATGACGGATAGCGTCTCGCGGGCGCTGGGTAAGCCGCTGGAGCTGCGCGAGGTAGGGCGGGATGAATTGCCCGCCGACCTGCTGGAGCGATTCCCGGAGGCCACCGGTGGGGCACTGGCGAAGGTGCAATTCCTGATGAGCACGCCGGAGGGCAAGGGTGCATTCGAGCGCATCAAGGAAGGCGTCATCAATCAGTGGTCATTCGCCTTCCTGCCGCTGGATGCCGATTTCTCCGAAGTGACGATGGACGGCGAGCCGATGACGGTGCGGAATCTGCGCACCCTCAAGCTCTTCGAGATTTCCCCCGTGCTATTCGGGATGAACGAGGCGACGACCACGACCAGCGCGAAGGAGGATGAGCCTGGGCTGGATGACGAGGTGGCCGACGAGCCGCTCGAGGATGAGGAACTGAATGGGAAGGTAGAGGCCATTGTGCTCAGGGTGCTACAGGAGCGCGGGCTGGTGGAAGCAGACGACGCACCTTCGCCGGACGCGGAGGCCGCCGAGATCGAACAGGAAGACGGGAAAGGGGCCGGGCCGGACGACGAGCCACCCACCTCATATGACGACATCCTGATGGAGATTCAAGAGGAGATCATCGAAGCAGACTTACTTGAGGTGAGGGCGTATGGATCCCAAGGAAAAGATCGCTAGGGGGCAGCAGCTTCTCGCTGAGGCGCTGGCGATTCTACAGCAAGAGGAGAAGGGCGCAGAGGAGATCGAGAAGAGCGAGAAGTTGAGGGCTGAGGGTAAGGCGCTTCTCGCAGAGGCGGCTGCACAGCTCGAGATCGTGCAGGAAGCACAGGCAGCCGTCGATATGGCGCAGAAGGCCGGGGTGGCTTCGCCCAAGCGGGCTGACGAGGTGCAGCCGTTGGAGGACTTCGGCGAGTATCTGGTCGAGGTCTGGAAGGCGGGGAATCCCGACTATATGCGGGTCCCGTTGCATCCGGCGCTGAGTCGGTGGAAGCGCGACGAGGGCGAGCCCGCGCATGAGGCGAAGTTCAGTGGTGTCAACCACTGGAGCGAGCAGAAGGCGCTGGCCGAGGGCGTGGGCGCGACCGGGGGCTTCCTAGTCCCGACCGAGTTCAACGCCACCCTGCAGGCGTTCATGCACGAGAAGAACCCGATCCGCGCAAGGGCGACCATTGTACCGATGCGACGGCGTGCCGTCCAGTTCCCGGTGCTCGACCAGACCGGAACCGCGGCAGGCGCACCACATCAGTTCGGTGGAATCGCCGCCGTGTGGACCGAAGAGGCCGAACAGAAGGACGAGACCGATCCGGCTTTCCGGCAACTGGAGCTCATTGCTCACAAGCTGGTTTGCTACACGCGGGCCAGTGATGAGCTACTGGACGACAGCGCGGTTGGCCTCGCGGCCATCCTGACATCGCAGATGGGCTTCGTCGGCGCCATCAACTGGGAGGAGGAATTCACGTTCCTCCAGGGTACTGGTGCTGGACAGCCTCTCGGCGTGATCAATGCAGGCGCAACCATCGTTGTGGCCCGTGCCGCGGCCGGAACCATCGGTGTGGCGGACATCATGAACATGGTGATGGCCCACCAGGGCGACAACCCGATCTGGCATATCAGCCGGAGTGCAATGGCGACGCTGTTGCAGCTCAACGGGCCTGCCGCGAATCCCAGCTATATCTTCATCCCGAACGCGAGAGAGGGAATGCCCGCAACGCTGATGGGCTTCCCGATTCACTGGACGGAGAAGACGCCGGTGCTGGGCACGCAGGGCGACATCGTGTTGGCTGACTGGACCTGGTATCTGGTTGGGGACCGCCAGGCCACGACCATCGAGAGCTCGATACACGAGCGTTTTCGCCACGACCAGACGACCTGGCGGGCGGTGCATCGTGTTGATGGACAGCCGACGCTGAGTACACCGTGGGCGACGTGGCGACGTAGGAGGGATAAGGCAAATGGCATATACAAATCGTTTCAGTGAGATTGCGTGTCTTCTGGGCAAGATCGACCCCGACAACTATGCGGCCGCTGAGTACAACACCGGCTGGGTGCTGATGGAGAACTACCATCGTGCAGTATTGATGGTCCACACGGGCGATATGGCGGTAGGGGCAACGCTCGACATCCACCTTGAGGAGGGCATCGACGCTGTGGGCAGCACGCGCAACAACGTCAAGGTGGCAACCCAGCTCTCGCAGGCAAACGGCGATGAGAATGACACCGTCATCGTTGAATTCCAGACAGAGGAGTTCAATGTGGACGGCGGCTATGAATACCTCAACGCCGAGGTCACGGTGGGTGGGGGTGCGGTGGACTTTGTCGCAGAACTCTGGGGCACGGCCGTGTCCTGATGAACGGCTGATAACCAGCCGAGGCGGGACTCCTCCCGGACGTTCCGGTTTTCGCCCGCCTCGGCGAATCATCAAAGGAGAGATGCTGCGTGGGAACCTGGATTCGTTTATTGCAGCCGAGACAGATTGAATTCGCCGGCAAGCCGCAGCGCTTCATGGCCGGTGATTGGGTAGAGGTCGGCAAACAACTCGCGAACCGCTGGATTGCAGAGGGCTCGGCAGAGGCGCCACAGAACTCACTATCGAAGGTGGCCGGTGACTACGGCGGCGACGTCGGCATTCTGGTCACGGACAATGAGGCAACCGCTCAGACGGTGCTCGCTGATAGCGCCAGCAGCATTGCCATCGATTTCGACAAACCAAGGCTGCGCTGGACGAAGACGCTGATCTGGAATGGCGGCTGTAGTCTGCGCTTTGAGCTGGTCCCGATCGCCTTCGGATTGCTGGACACCTGGGACGTGCTCTACCCGTTCGAGAAATACGATGTACTGGCCGCGACTATCGGCACGGATGAGGACAGGGGCCGGACGAAGGAAGTCATCCGTGACCTGCGAGTGCCGGTGCCAGATGTGCGGCTCATCTATGCGAAGCGCAACAAGCGCACGGAAGACCTGATGGAGGCGTGGAAGGAAGAGCGCATTGACACGGCGGAGGATCGCCTCGCATTCCTGCGGGCGCTGTATCGCGTGAAGCCTTTTCAATTGCCGCTGCCTATCACCTGGACGGGGAGGGGGCCGCGGTAAGTTGAGCAAAGGAGCAAGAGGAGTCGTCTACGTGGCCTTCGGGCAGAATGCCATCCGCTGTGCCGGCTATTCGATAGCGTCTCTACGGCGCTTCCACGACTGGCCGATCACGGTGCTGACGGATGGCCGAATCAAGGCCCCGGGCGTGGAGCATATCGGGTTTGAC